CGACAATATGCTTGCCGCTGGTAATAGGTCACTCATCGGTTGTCACCTGATCCTTGTAGTGTACCATTCTTAACACGGGCGTTTAGCTTCTCCATGTTCAATTCAATGATCTTAACTAAGCTGCCACCAAAGATGTTAGACAGAGCTACAGTGTAGAATAGTACGTCACCTAACTCTTTCAAGACTGCATCATCATCAATCCTGTTGTCACGAAACAGCTTCTTAATCTTCTCTGATACCTCACCAGCTTCACCAGTCAACCCTAGAGCATTCTCAATCAGGCGCTCCCTACCTTTAGTAATCATCTTGTCCTCTACAAACTGAGAATACATATCAATCATGTCTTTCATATCTTTCGCTGTAATCATTACATCAACCTTCCATAAAATTCTGTGTGTGCGTTTCTATCGTCTTTATCGAACAAGTACCAAGCGCAGTTGTCTTTACCTGTCATCTTGCTACCCTCAATCCATTTAACTCTACCTATACTTACGATCTTTGTACAATAAGTCATAAGTGCAGCAGACTGTTTAGTGTGCGCCCAATCAGCATCAAACAACAACCAAGTTGGGCATATCTCTGTCCAGTGATCTATGAAAGCGTGTAAGAACTTCCTTTCCCACGGTGGGTTAGTAATACAGAGATCAAGAACCTTATATTGACTACCAAAACTTATCTCCAGAGCATTCATTTGCTTGATGTCTGGGTGTCTAGGTTCTATGTCACAAGCATATAAACATTCCCCTAGACCATCTGTTAATTCGTGTATGTGGTGTATCAATCTTCCGTCACCAGCACAAGGCTCTACATAGTCAAACTTCTCATATGGTAGATGGGCTATAAGAGGTTCGACAGCTTCTATTGGTGTAGGATAATAATCCCTTGGTATCCTCTCAAAGTCACTACGCTTACCCATACATTTCCTTTAACCTCTTAAGTGATACAAACTCAGGCTCATAGATACCGTTGCTAATCTCACGCTTGATTACACAACCTTTCCACCAGTCTCTATTTGCCTGTCCAGCCCACGTTTCTTCTGAGCCTTTGTAGCAACCCGCAACCAAACCGATAATCCCGTTAGGGTGTGCGCCATCTTTAAACTTAAGATCACGTTTATGGCTATGCCCACAAGTAGAACTGTGATTACGATTGGCGAGTAAGCTATTAGCGTGATGTAAACCAGACATAGCTGAACCAAAATTACCACTACTAAAGAAGTGAGCGTAAGAGACGCCATCATAGTCAGCGATAGCGGGGGCGCTATTAGTGTACTCGTGGTATTCGTCGAACCATTGGTCTGTTTGAAGATGGCCGAAGGAAATCCCGTACTTGTCTCCCTGTAGTCTTGGGTCGTGTGCGATAGCCTTTTTGATTCTATTCTCATGGTTCCCCTCAAAGCCAATCCAATATGGGCGCTTATACTTTCTATCACTAGGTTTCTTCCGTAGACGATCCATTGCTTCATTGTAGCAGTTGATGTCCTGTTCGTAGTTCTGACTTACGATGGCCTCTGGGTAACGTGTATCAAAGGTGTTAAGAGAACGCATGTCAGCGCCATCACCTAAGTCAATTATGTAGGTAGGGTTTACCTCATAAATTAATTCCCCTAGCCAGTCGAAACGCTCATTTCCTGTTGAGGGATCTGAGTGAGCGCATGAGAATACTACTGCTGTCTTAGCTGTCATATCGGGTATCCATTTCAAATTCTATTAGTATGGGTTCGATTGATCTGTAGAAGTGGTTCTGAAACTCATAGGCTGCATCAAAGGAGACAAACGGGATCTCTTCATCAAACATAACTTTACTTGGGTTTCTCTCTTGGGGATCTTCTACTCTACAGTTTAACCAGTAATTACCGTCTTCGTCTTCATATGGGCCATCAAGAACACGATGTACCTTAATCAGGATTGTACTAGCCATTCGTCGGGTATCCTTTTATCTGCGTACAAGAACCCATGCTTATTGCACCAATCCCCATATGTACTCTTTGCACCTTTGTATAACTTAGACCTAGAGTTAGAAAAGACAAACCTTATGTCGAGAAAGGGATGTTGATCTTGTATAATCAAGTGCTTCTTACGATCAGCTTGAACAAACCTACCCTTAGATTCTATGATGATACCATTGGTCAGTTTAAAGTCAGGAGTGTAAGTCTTATTCTCAAGAAGTTGCCATTGTACCTTTAGCTTCTCATATTCAAAGTTTACGCCCCTGTCCTTAAGATCCTTAGCTATGTCATCCTCTAAACCAGATCTGTAGCCATTCTTTATTGCGTGTCTTCTACGTTCACTGGTGGTTGCCATATCTCGCCCTCTGTACGTCTAAGCCATAGTAGCCTAGCATTCTCTATTACCCTATCTACATCGCCATCATAGGCTTTAACACAGGCTTCCCATAGGTCTTGTTCAGTCTTAGCCTCACTTAACATCTTTGTAGCTTTAACTGGGCCTACACGATATAAACCAACTATGTTATCTGCCCTATCGCCTGTTAAGATCTGGTTGTAGAAGAACTGTAATCCTGACCATTCATCTACTGTTTTCCACTCGTTCTTACCAAAGTTAAAGTGGTGACAAGGTATCTGCAACATGTCTTTGTCTATTGAGGCAACGACAGTATCAGGTCCAAGTCTTGTTGCTTCTATTGCTATAAGGTCATCAGCTTCTTCTCCTTCGCTAGTTATAGCATTGTATTTAGTAGTTAGATGATCACGAATATGGTAAAGATGTACTGGCTTTTCTACTGATTTACGATTGCCTTTGTACTCATGTGACTTAGCTATCTCGTGTCGGAAGTTCCCCTTACCAGTTAGGTAGACTATGTAGTCATCTGGCTCAGGGAACAACACAGTTTGCTCAAGTATAAAGTCAATAAGCTCATCAGCTTTAGCTTCAGCATCCTTTGAAAACAAGTCCTGAGTAGCAAAGGCTGACCGATAAGCTACAATATCACCATCAATTAGCACTTTGCCATAGTTCATTACAAGTCTCCAAACACCATCTTACCATCATCCTTCTCAAATGCTACAGCTTCAACATATGTAAATCCTGCTGACCTAGTAGCTTCAGCGAAGACGTATGCTAATGAATATAAGTCCTCTACCCCATAACGCTCAACACTTGTCTTACCATCAAACCCATCTTCTTCACTATCATTCTCAAAGGTGATTGTAACTTTCATTGTATCATCCCACCATAAACAGTTCGTCATCTTCTGTCGGGGCTGAGTTAGTCTCATAAGCTACATGCTCAGTAATTCCCACATTCATCAGACGAACCCCTGCTCCACTAGCATAAGTCTCAAACTGCACCTTAGCCTTAGTACCGTTCCCGATAGCGCCATCTTCTGAGAAGCTCCACAGACGCTTGTTCTCTTTCCCTTGGGTGAGGTCTACTACTGTAGGTACGCCACCATAGTCCACGTTCACAGGCTCCCCTGTCTTCTTATCGGAGAAGGTCTTAACGTCAGATACCATACGCTTAACCTTCATGTATTTACCGATACCAAATTCAGCATTCCCCTGTAGGACACGCTGTGAGTTCATGGGCGTCAGGTCTAACCCATCAGATACTAACTTTTCAATTTGGTCTTCGTCAGTAAAGTAAGCATTAACGATATACTGCCCACCTTTTTGATGGATTGCTTGTGCTGCTCGTGGTCCATCTGGTGATCCCATATCTGCGTTTTCGGGGAAGATCTTAGCATACTCTAAAACCATATCCATTGTGTATTTAGCCATTGTCGAGTTCCTTTCGTAAGGGCTGGTAATTATTAATAGGGACTTTTTTAACGATCTTAGACACGAAAGTATAAATATTTTTCACTAGTGTATATCGGCATATGTACTTCCGAATTGAGCGTCGATCCCTAAGTCTATGTTTAGATTCAGTTGTTTGTTTAAATCTTGTATAGAGTACTCCATATTTATTTTTGTCTCCATTTCGTCGCCTTCCTTTACTAAGGCTATGATCTCGTCGTGGAACTGACCAACAGTCTTGATACCCTTCTCACGACACCCCTTAACCCAGTTATCAAAGCAGTAGACACCTGTACTCTGGTTCAAGGTACTGAAGCGGTCTTTCTCACTTCGTAGGCTGTACCAGAACTTAGATACTGGATTCTGTACCCACATGCTGCCAAATAATTCTCTAGTGCGTAGGCTATCAGCTACCTTAGTTACTGACCAGTTACGTGACCAGAATGCTTCCAGAAGGGTCTTAGCCTCTTTGACACTCATACCTGTCTCACGGGCCAGCTTAGGCGCTCCTACGCCATATGTAGCACTGTAGTTCACTACCTTGTAGTTCTTACGAAGTGACTTCAAGCTACGCTCCCCTGAGTTATGTTTGTCAATGTCATCTTGTGTGATAACACCAGCATGTTTAGCTAAGTCTAAGTGTGGATCAAAGCCCTCTTTACTCATTTCAGCTACATAATCAGGATCTAGGGGTTTCATGTAGTGGCGCTTGGTTGTATCCTCTAAGCTAGTCATGTCAGCCCCACATAAACTGTAACCATCAGGTGCAGTCAGACACCCACGTATCTCAGCACCATAAGGCTTTTCCACTGAGGGTAGATTGACTAAAGGTTTTGCATGACGGAATCGCATTGTGTTGGTAAATCCTGCGATTGTTGCTTGCACGTATCCATCACGCTCTGCATCAACCATGCCTTTAAGAACAGATATACGATGGCTGAGAACAGAAAGCCCATCAAGGATGACCACAGCAGGGTCGGCAGAGGCCAATCTTCTGACTGACGGGCATAGTTCTCCATCCTTTCGTACCTGCGGTATTTGCTTCTCTTCGCCATCACTGCCCCTTTCAAACTTAAAGGTACTTGGGTTCCATCCGATAGAATACAGCCAGTCCTTTACTTGAGGGGGTGAATTGGGGTTAGCACGTTCTTCACCTGTCTTAACGACAAAGGACTGTACACCTTCTGGCTGCTTATATTCTTTGCGTAGTTCCTCAAACCTTTCGCCATGTGATGATAGCTCACCGTCCTTCTTGTACATTACCTTTGGTCTTTGTTGTACCTTAGTAAGGACACGCTTAGGCATAGCATCAGCTAACTGCTCTATCTTATCAGCCTTCATAGCTTCCCATTCCGCTAGATGCCCCTTAGCTTTGGTTACATCTAATTTCCACTGTAGGGCCTCTTGTTCTGCTGCACATTGTAGCTTGAACGTAAGATAATCAGTGAAACGCCACTTCTCATCCTCATCAGGATACAGCTTCTTAAGTTTGATGTCTAAGTCACGCCATAGTCTAGCGTTGATCTTAACGTCCTCATTACACCTGTGAGCATATTCTTCTGGTGTTAAGCCTACCCAATCCTCTACTTTAGGCTTAGGTACACCATACTCCTCACCATAGGATGCTAAGTTGTGGTCACCTAAGCTGCGACTATGGTTTAGATACCAAGACAGAGCTAACGTATCCACTAGCCTCGCACTTATCTTAACACCTAGCACCCTTTCCACTGCGGGGATGTCGAACCTTACAATGTTATGTCCTATCAGGATTGGTGCTTCCTCAAGGAAGATACGCATAGCTACATAGTCATGTGTGTGTTGTACATTCCCTTGGTCATCCATCCAAGATATTACATGGATCTTAGTGCTATCTAGTCCATCTGTTTCTATATCAAATACTGGCATGTTTACCTTTCTTATTTAAATAGTCTATTGCCCTCTTTAATCCCTTTATGTCATCACCTAAATGGCCTATGCTTAAATTACAGTGATGACAGATCCAACCCCTAAATGTTTCAGTCTCATAACAATGATCTAATACCAATCTGTGTTTTTCTTCTCCGCAACATTGACATTTATTGGGTATTTCAGGGGCTGTTTTCCTTATCTTAGCTACAACGTCACCATGATTTTTTTGACATTTTTTACAGCTTGTGCTTCTGCAATCTCTATGATCACCTGTTGCCCTTCTGTATAATCTAAAAGCCTCTTTAGGTTTTTCTATGTTGCAATGTCTGCACATTAAAGTTTCAGAATCGTCAGGATAAAATGTCTGATCATTAAATAGGTCATATTGCATCAGATAACCTCTCGTAGTGTAAATGTTTCTGAGTTAAACCGCATCATACCAGCCCTACCTTCTTCTGAGCATGGGCGGTTCTTCTGCACTGTTATATGCGTTGTGTTGCGTTCCTGTAAGTCTTCTGCCTCTTTGTCACGGGAGAGATCTAGGATTACTGATGCCCGTTGTCCAATCATCTTACAGTACTTAGGGTCACCATTGTCGTTAGTGTGAGCAATGGTAACGATACCTACGTTTAGCTCCGCTGATAATTTAGACAACCTGACCGATAAGTCAGCTAACATCTGCTCTTTACTCTCTTCTGACTGACCAGATACTACATCTTGGATAGGCTCAAAGAATACAAACTTACAGCCACATGCTTGACTAAAGTACCTAATCTGATCACACAAGTCATCAGCACCTTGACCATCACTTAGATAGAACTGGTAGAATAGCTCATCCTTGGTTAGCTGTTGAATAGCCTCTATCACAAGATCATCAGCATCCTTCTCTTCGATAAGATCCCTGCGTGTAAGATTATCGTTTAGCTCATACGATACAAGCCCAAGTAAAGACCTTAGCTTAGTCTCTTCCAAGTGCCATGCAGCAAAGGGTATGTTATGTTGTAGCATATTGTATTCTAAATAACGCATGATCTCGGTCTTACCAATACCTGTAGGTGCTTTAATAACTGTAAAGTGACCTTGCATAAGACCTAAGATCTTATCGTCCAGTGCTTGGATTCCAGTGGGTACATACTGATGCTCAGGCGTATCTTTATACAAGCTAATGAAGTCATCAGTACTATTAAGAACATTCTCAGGCGTATACTTCCTAGCATTCCACCAAGCACTCTTAAATTCCCCTGCTGCCCCATTGGTAAGGAACTCATTAGCGTCTTTGAACTTGTCGTGTGGTACACGGTAAACCTTGTTGGGGAACATCTTAGACATACGGTCAGCTACAGCGTTACCAGCATCGTCGTTAT